CGGTTTTTCATATTTTACAATGTACAAATAGCAGAATGATATGAATATAGAAAATTTTAAACCATTAGAAGGACTAACATTTGAAGATGTATTTCAAAAACAGGTTGCGCTGGAATTTATGTACGAGCCTCAAGAGAAAGAGATATTCGACAATTTCGATGTAGACTGTTTGACTGACCAAGAAGAGTTCAAAAAATATTGTTGGCGTATTACCGAGGAACTTTGTGAGGCATTGGAAGCATTTGACCGAAATGAGGAACAACACGTAATTGAGGAGTTAATGGATGGATTTAATTTCCTTATTGAATTACTTGCTCTTTATGGTTGGAGTGCAAAAGATGTAGATTTTACAGAGAACAAAATGACCGGGGATTTGAAACGCGATGTTGTGGAAGTAGTTGAAGCTGTTGGATTAGCAGCCAATTGTCTTAAGAACCGTCAATGGAGACAATCACAATATCTTGTTGACTTGTATATATTTGAAAAACGATTGAGAAAAGCATTTAACTTATATCTCAATCTGCTTCGCACAAAACGAAATGACAAAGAGATTATTGATGATTGGTCATTGAAATATCAAGTAAATTTATTCAGATTGCAAACAAAATATTAAGATTATATATGAAAGTATTAGGTGTATATGGTGGTATCGGTTCGATGATGATTGGTGCCAAGAAACAAGGATGGGAAGTAATTGGTAATATCGAGGAACGCCCATACTATTTTACCGGCACGTTTGAGAAAAATTTTCCTGGAGCGTGGATGGTTAACTCATTCGATGCACTTACTGATGAACAACGTGCTCAAGCAAGGGAGTGCGATATGATTATTGGTCATCCCGACTGTGGTAGTTTCAGTGCATTGCGTCAAAAAACATGTGGATTGGAGAATGATAAAGACCGTATCTCTTCCGATATTCGTAAGTATATTAACGCAATAAAAGAGTTCCAACCAAAAGTATTTGCTATGGACGATCTGCCTGGCTCGCTGGATTGTGTGGGTTGGGAAGTATATCATGAGCTGTTACCTGATTATGATGTATTTTTCGAGTGGATTAACAATTATGGGTATGGCAATATTCAGAAAGCACGTAAACGTTTGTTCGTTATCGGGGCAAAGAAAGAATTGCATTATACATTTATCCCGGGCGAGTTTGAACATAATGAGACAGTACTTGAACGTATCAGTAAGATAACCACAGAGCATAATAATCAGAGATGGGGAGACGATGACCGAGTACCGGGCTGGGCAAGACATGAGATTGATGAAAAATATTTTGGACTTAAAGGTAAAGAAGACTATTTGCCATTTAAGGAGTTCAGAGAGTATTTGAAGAAACAACCTCTTGGTGTATTGAACTGTTTTAATCGTTCTGGTAACCCAACAAAACGACTTGGTAAATGTTTGGTTGATGTGAATGCTTGCTCGCATGTAATTACAGGCGGCGGTTCACAAGGACATCACTATTTTTATCGTAATGATACTTATATGCCGTTTACTATTCGTGAGCGAGCAAAGATGCAAGGCTGTCCTGATGACTTTATTTTCGTACCGGATATGAAACCAGATGGTTCTAAAGTATATGGTGAGCTGGTACGTCAGACTGGTAAGTTTATGCCTGTTGAGTTCTGTACATTCATCACTCAGCAATTTACTGATTTACTGAATGGTACATATTCTCCGGACAAATACACCGGACAACGTCTTATCTCTCCGAATTATCATATTGACTACAATAAGATTGCATATTGTCATGCAGTTGGTTATTCAGATCAGGAGACAGCATGCGCATTCTGTGGATCCAAGAAAGCTTGTAAGATTTATAAGCTAAATAAGCGACAGCAAAGCATTGATTTTCCTGAAGAAAACGATAGAGAGGAGTAAAACCCTCTCTTTCTTTTTATATATTAGTATGTAAATTGTAAAGCATATGGCAAGAATTTTTAAAGATTGTTTAGAAATGGTCCAAGAGATGGACCGAGAGTTAAAAGTATCGGGTATTACTGTACCTGTAAAACACTATCAGAATAAAGAATTAACTGGTGAAAATCAGAACACCAAAGAATTGATTGGTGTCAATTTCGTGATTTCAAAACCCAGTTTAGGTAAGAAAGATATGCTGAAGTTCTTATTTAAGGACGATGCAGATAATATTGAGAAGTATTGTGAACAAGAGTTTTTAGACCGTATCAATCGAGAAGGACTGAACCCCGGTAATTCATATAAGATTCGTCTTGACTTGTGGCAAGCGTTGATGTCTAAGAAAGATGGAGATAAATTTGACTACACTTATTCAGAGCGTATCAATTACTGTCACCAATTGGATAACGCAATCGCTGCACTTAAAGATGACATTCACTCACGTCGTGCAATGATTATGATTTTCCGTCCAGAAGATACGCTTGAGTCATCTGGTTTCTCCACCCGTATCCCGTGTTCAATTGACTATCAATTCCTTATTCGTAACAATAAGCTGATGGTATTGTATCATATTCGTTCTAATGACTATTTCAAACACTTCGCTATTGATATTTGGTTGGCAAATGCAATGCAAGAGTATATCGTAGAACAGCTTAAAGATACATATCCTAATTTGAAGGTGGGTTCACTCAACTATTATTGTGGTTCATTCCACGCATATAACGAGGATTTATCTAACTGGGTTATTTACTAAAATATAAAGCATATGAACATTTTAGAAGAAGCAGACAACATTATCAATCATCGTACCGGAGAACAAGCTCGTACATACGGTCCGTTTATTGAATGTAACGAACGTATTGCAAAGATAGCTTCGCTGTTATGCAATAAAGAGATTACAACAAAGGACATTTATATGTTCCAAATTGCACTCAAGTTAGGGCGCGAGGCATATAGTCACAAAGAGGACAATCTATTGGATGTATGTGCTTATATCGGAGCATTGAATAACTATTACAATGGGATTGAACCCGGCTTTGATGACACAAAAAATCAAAAATAAATATTAAACAGAATGGAAGCAGACAGATTTGAAAAGAAATTTGAGACGACATTGCCCGGAAACAAACTAGAAGTAGTATTAGTTGGACAACCTTTTGGCCGGTATAACAGTCCGGAAGGTATTGCAGAAGTGTATTCCAATGGAGGAATTGGAGAAGTTATTGACTTAATCAATCAATCATGGAATGGTAGTTATGGTGTTGTCATCAAAGATGATACAACGGTATTCGCATTTACCGACCCTCATGGTGTTGAGCAATTGTATTATTGTACCGTTCCTGAATTTAGAATATCTCCTTATATTGACACTCTTCCTCATCACGAGAATAAGATAGACAAAATCTATTTGAGCGAGGTAAGAAAATGGGGATATAATACTGATGACCGTACTCCTTGGTTATATACAAAACGTGTAATGCCAGGTGAATTGATACAAGCAGATATATTCGATGGTCGTGTATTTAGAACGACTATCTTTGAGGATTATTTCAATATGGATGATCCTGAGTATTTGGATAAACTCCCGAAAGAGCATACTTTGGCAGAAGAACTGAAATCTCGAGTACACAAAGCAGTTCTTGATAGAGTAAATGCTCTTCCTAAAGATACAAAACAAATTGCGATGCTTTTGTCTGGCGGATTGGATTCTAGTTGTATCGCAAGTGAACTTATTGGTATGCAGAAAGAAGGATTGCTTGGTGATTTGGAGATTAAATTCTACACTATCAACAATGCAGACGATGCACCATTCGTTAAAGATTTTGCCAAGATGTATGGCATTGATGTAACGACACTTTCTTATGATATGAATAATGTTGACCTCAAAGAAGCAATTCGTATCAATGAGGTGCCAATTGACCTTGGTAGTATGGTACCGAACCAAAAAATGTTTGAGGTGATTCCTGAGACGATTATTTTCACAGGAGACGGACCAGACGAAATGTTCGGCGGTTATAATCGTATAGACCAGTACGACTCACAGCTTTCCGATACATTTGAGGAACTTTCCTTCTATCACTATCCTCGTTTGAATAAGGCTGCAAAACATTTTGGAAAAGACCTTGTTTGTCCGTATACTGATAGATATATTGTAGAGCTCGCAATGAATGTTCCATTTGCAGAGCGTACTCATAAAAAGATATTGAAGGATGCATATCGTGGACTCATTCCTGACTCTATCATTGCACGTCAAAAGCTACCTTTGAAAAATGATGAGCTCAGAAAAGACCCTATCGCATATCGGTTCAAGGTGGTAGATACGTTCGTTGATATGTACAAAAACTAATAACATGATAAACAAAGATTAAACCGCCTTTATTGGCGGTTTTCTTTGTCTATACTGAATTATTATACTAAAAATATATAATTTTATACAAATAGATGATTCACATTGCGTACAACAAAAACGATTTAAGATATATATTTTGTTGGGGAGATAATATTTCGGCAAATACGACAAAGCAAAAGAAAGAGAAAAGACCATCGCTCGAAGACTTCCTAAATAAAATACCTCCGTATATGTTTTTACCTTCATATTCAGGTATTCCTAAACCCGAAGTATTCCTAAACAAGTTCAAGCGGAACGATAAAGTGATTTATTACTGCTACGCCGGTCTGTGGAAACAAATCGTAGACTGGTGTAATGAGCATGAGATAGTTTATCAGTTTGAAACCGATATGACCTATTTCAAATATCGTGAGATGGACATGAGTTTAGAAGAATTCACAGACTATGTGAATAGTTGGGGATTATCTATCGAACCACGACCATATCAATACAAGGCAGCGTGGTTAATATTGAAGTACCGAATTTCTATGTCCCAACTTGCTACCCGTGCCGGTAAAACGCTCATCGCCTATATGGTATTCCGTTATATGTTAGAACACGGAGCGCACAATATTTTGATGATCGTACCGAACACTACATTGGTGAAGCAAGGAGTGAAAGATATGTCTGAATACAAAGAGTTCTTTCATACAGAGACAGTATGGTCTAAAGGCGAGTTATGTGAGTCATCGAACCTGACAATTGGCACATTCCAATCTCTGATACGAAAGCTAGATCGCAAATCCAAACATTACAATCCTAAGTTCTTCAATAAGTTCGATGTGATATGCTGTGATGAATGTCATACAGCGAAATGCAAATCTATCAAGACATTGCTCAATCAGGACTGTATGAAGAATGTGAAACTACGATTTGGTTTTTCCGGCACCGTACCAGAAGGAAATTCAATTGAGTCATTTACTTGTCAATCTCTGTTAGGTCCGCTTATTCAAGATATTCGTTCATCCGAATTAGTCAATGAAGGCTTTCTCGCTAAGGTGCACG